TCCTTAAACACCCCTTTTGGGCCGTTTTCGTGCCTATTCTTCGACAAAGGCGAATGGGTAGGGGTGGCAATCATGGTCTTACGATTGAACCCCGTCATTACTATTTGATTTTTTTATGAGCGCTTTACGAGTTTTATGACGAAGAACCTTCTCTTTAATCTCGCCGATTTTGTGGGTAATCCTTGCCTTTGTAATTCCGGATTGCTTGGCGAGTTGGGTTTGAGTCGTCGGGCAAATGGATAGGGAGGCGAGGACCAAGCCGAACTCATTGCGGACCGACGGGCAACGCGACATCGCAAGCCGCGCGGAGAAATGGTCAACGATCATACGGATCGTCCGGACCATATCGCCTTGCGTATATTTCGGCTTCTCATCCGCCAACCCCGGCGCGTCGTCGAAGGCCGCAAAGTCTGGGAGGATGTTAAAGCATTTCGCTTGTTCATACACCGGGAAGACGGAATCAATCGTCCGGGGCAGTTCTCGGTAAGGGCGATAGCCTTCGGCCCGCATCTTCTCTTGCGCGTCCTTGGGAAGCGAGTCGAAGAACGAATCCATTTGGTCGCGGATGAACTTCGGCGTATCCTCTTGGGCTTCGTGATTCAAGGCGGTCGATGGGTTGCGGGGACATTATGCCTTGTCCGCGTCGCCGATGCAAGGGGTCGGATGGTTTGTTGTATTGTTTACCCATGAACGACAAGGACGGTCGAAGGACATGAGTCCGAGCCGGACGATCCGGTTTGTCGCCGACCGAGGGTTATAATGACTCGGGAAGATGCCAGCAATCCTTTGCCGGAGTTCGTCCGGGTTCATCTTGGCGGGCCAAGTCGAAATGATTTCTCGGAGTTTCTCATTCCTTGATTGCCTCTTGGCTTTTGAGGCGAGGACTCCGAGCCGTCGGTTCTTCTCTTGGCCCTCCGGGTTCTCGCGCCATTTCTTCGCCCAGAACTTGAGATGATTCAAGCGGGCGATGTTCCATCGGTCGAACCTTGTAAGGGGTTTCCTTGGCTTGGGATTCATCGGGAAAGGTTGGTTGGGAACCGCGACGCTCCCCCGAGCGAAGCGTAAGGGGGGGAAGCGGAGCGCATATGACCTCCCTCCCCGAAGGGGGGGAGTCTATGGAAGTATGCAATCGAATCCAAAAACCAAAGGGGTTGAGTCGGGGTTCCGGGGCGTTCGGATCGCGCGCCGCATAGGAGGCGATTTAAGGCGGGGTTAGTCATCGGAGGCGGGGAGTATATAGACTCCGGGTTAAAACTGCCGCCTTGATGCCTTGGCGGGCTTGGAATCGCTATCCCCGTCGGCTGGTTCGGGCGGGCTTGAGCGTTCCCACCGGATAACGCCCTTGATGGGGGAATGCCGGACATAGATTTCGCCCGCGTAGTCCCCGAGTTCGTTCCGGAGGTCCGACCGACCGCGCCGCTTGGTCAACGAGAACTTAAAGATTGGTTCGTCGCCTTGGCATCTTTGCAAAACGGCGACCTCGCGGAAGTAATTTACAAAATCCGCCGCGCCACTTCCGGCATAGGCGAGGTCGGCGGAAGTCTGTCCCGCCTTGTCCTTCGGGTTCGCTGGCTTGTTGGTATGATGGACCGCAAATAGAACGACCCCGGTTTCCGAGAGCATGGGGTCGAGGAGGTCGCGGCAAAAGCCCGTGACTTGTTCTTGATCCGCCAATTTGATCCCGGCGAACGCGGTCAACGGGTCGATTAGGACGACATCGGCGGAATGCCGGAGGACAAGCATCTTGATGGAATCGACGAACTCCTTGCCGACGACTCGCTTGAGGCGATAGATAAAAAGGTTCTCGGAGAGCATGGCACGCTCGGGTTGATGTAGGTTCATGCCGCGAACGATGTCGGCGAACGGCTCCGCTACATCGCCAAAATCATTTTCCCGTTGGGCGATGACGACTCGCAAGGGCCGCTTGGCTTCGATGCCGAAGAACGAACGCTTGAGGGCGAGCGAGATCATGAATTGGAGTGAGAACGAGGACTTCCCGACCCCGGACTGACTGACAAGGAAGCATGAGCCGCCCTTGCAAAGCCACCGTTTGCCGATGACGCAGTTCGGGTCGTTCTCGCGGTCGAAGGCTTCGAGGTCGTCAAGCGGCATCGGGATAGCGTCGTCTTGCGCGCCGGACGGCTTGGCGGTCGAGGCCGTCGCCTTTAGGCTTCCGTCGAGGAACGCGAGGACGGCTTCCGGGTTCGCCGCAGAGTCCGAAGCGAGTTCGGTCGCCTTACGGGTTGCGATGGCGATCCGCCGGAGGACCGCGAGACGGCGGACCTCATCGGCCCATGCCGGGTTGTATGCCCGAAACTCCGCTGCCGATGTCAGTTCGTTGACATAGTGGGCTTGAGCCGTCGCCTTGCGGTCGCGGAGAACGATGGAGGTTGTTAGGTCATCGACGCTTGTTCCTTGCTCCGCCATATGCACAAGGGCGGCGGCGACCTCTTGGTTAAGCGGCTCGATGAAGTCCGATGGGATAAGTCCGGCGGGGAGGGTTAGTCCGTCGCGGATGATTGAGCCGAGCAAGAGAGACTCGGCGCAAGTCGTCTTTGTCGGCTGGCTCATCGCCCTTCGGCTTTACGCTTGGCATCAACTTTGGCGATCCTCTCCCCGATCCAGCGCATACAAGGAACCGCCATCGAGTTTCCTGCGGCCTTGTATTGAGGTCCGTCGGGAGTTTCGTCTGCGGGCTTACCCTTCCAAGGAATCTTTGTCCAATCATCTGGGAAGCCTTGCAACCGGAGACATTCGTTAGGAGTCAAACGGCGAACCGCCATAGGGACTAATGGAGCAATCAAAAAAGAATAATCTCCAATCCTATGTTGATGTCCAGCGCATGAATGATGCCCAACCGCGTGCGGACCTTTGCTGACAAGCGTATCCATGACCTCGGTCTGTTCGATATGCGGTTCGTATTGTGCGTTTGCACCTTGGTTAAACGCGGCGCGGTCGATTACAATTGGCTTTTGGCTGTCTGGTTCAACGCCACATTTAGCGCAGGAGGTAATTCCTTCCCCCTTTTTTCGGCGCGACGAAGGATCCCTGCGCAGGCAATCGGACTCAAATAATACTTCCGCGGCAGATCGCCAATCTCCAAGACATCCGATAAGAAAGACTCGACGGCGACGCTGGGGGACTCCGAAGCGTGAAGCGTCAAGAACTCGATATGCGACCCCATACCCGAGTTCGACCAACGCCCCGAGGAAGGAACCAAAATCCCGTCCTCCGTTCGATGACAATACGCCGGGGACATTTTCCCAGACAATCCACTTGGGCTTGATGCTATCAGCGAGTCCAAGAAAGACGAGGGCGAGGTTGCCGCGAGGGTCGGCGAGTCCTTTCCGAAGTCCGGCGACGGAGAAGGCTTGGCATGGAGTTCCAGAAACGAGAAGGTCGATTGAACCGGGTTCGAGTCCCCAAGATTTCCATTTGGTAAGGTCGCCATGATTAGGAGTATTCGGGAAGCGATGTTTTAGGACTGCGCAAGGGAAGGGTTCGATCTCGGAAAAGCCGACGGCTTTCCATCCGATAGGTTCCCATGCGACGGACGCGGCCTCGATGCCGGAGCATACGGAGAGGAAGCGGAGTTGGCTTGGCTTGATGTCATGTTCTTCATTCATTTTGGTTGGTTGGGGAGAGATTGAAAAGCCCTTTGCGGGGCGAAGGTCAACGCTTTTCTTTCTTGGGCGGCGGGCCGTAGAACGGAACAAGACTCATGTAACCGCGCACATTGATTCGGTAATTCTGTTTAACGAGCAAGCCTTTCTCAATGGCGACCTTCATACATTGCCGGGTAACGCGACGGGACTTCTTCCATTTGGATTGCCATTCCTTGATCCGCAGGAACCCGGCTGGCGGCTTGACCTCGCGACCATTGATCTCGGCGAGGACGGCCCGGAGGATGTCGGTTTCGCGGCTCATCGTTTCTTGCTCGGGTCAAAGACTTTGATTTCCGTTTGCCAATACCATTTTCCGTCCCCGAGGCGATGGATTATCCAAGCCTTCCATTCGCCTTTGTCATTGAACCAGCCAGCGACCCATCCGTTATTGTGACGGGCGGCGGAAAGAGTGTTCTCGGAGTAGTCGAGGAGTTCGAGGTTAGCGAGGGCGGGGGCCATGTAAGCCGCGCCGCGACCGAGTTTAGGCAAGTTGACTTGATGCCCGCTATGACCATGACCGCAAAGGAACAAGCCTCCCTCAAGGCAATAGAACATTCCCATTTTAGTAAGGTCGGAAGCGTTGCCATGATGAGCCGTGATCGGGCCGACGCGGAGAACCTTGTCTCGTCGATAGTCGAGGACGACCTTCGACCCGGCCTTGCGGAGCCAAGCCTTGATGTCGTTATATCGGTCGGCGCAATAGTCGCGGACGACGGACGACGAATTGGAACGGGCCATCTTCTCAAGCCTATACTCATGATTTCCGATGACGGAATGGGTAGGTCGGAACCGGGCGATATGATGCCGCCCCGCGTCGAGATCGTCCTTCATCGAACGGACCCCTTCCATTTCGCCCATTGCGCCCTTGCGGATCGCGGCGCAGTCAAAGCCGTCGCCGCCATAAATGCGGATGTCGGGTTTGAAATCCCGGCAATACTCGTAAAGGGCCGAGAGACTATTCTCGCAACCCAACTCGCCGTGATTGTCGGAGGCGAAAACGAACTTCGTGATTTTGCTCATCGCCTATTGTTCAAGCGGGTCGTCTCCATGAGCGAGGAGATTATAAAACCCTCCGCGCATCGGGCGGACGGCGGTCGTCTCCTCCGGGAAGTCGAACGGATAGGCGGCGACCTCGGCCTCCGTCATGTCCATCATTTCGGCGATGTCCTTGATGTTTATCCCGAGGCGGGCGGCTTCCTTGATCGGGACGGCGACATCGTAAGGAATTGAAACCTCGCGGTCGAACGACCCCTTGTTATTGTGGGTCCGCCCGTCATGGGCGCAAGCAACGAGGAACAACGCTCGCTCATACGAGATGCCAAGGACTTCGGCCCGTTCCCTTAATGTCAGCGGCCTCCCGAACGATGAGCCGAAGTTGACCATTTCAAAAGGTCAGCGAGTGAGCCAATCGAATCCCTTCCTCGCGGACGATGCCCGAGCAATCCGGCAGGAAGAAATAAGAATAGTCGGTCGTCTCAAGTTCGTTGACCGACCTTGCTTCCTCCTCGTTCGCCGGACCTACTCCCTCCGTGTGAACGCTAACGGTAATGATGTTCCATCCGACAAGCGCGGCCTTGCAGTATTCGAGTTCGTTCAAATACCGCCAATCCGGAACGACGACAAGCGTCGCCTCGTCGTCATACGGAACGCCCATCGGGTCGAGCGCGGGCCGCGTGATCCGGTTGCATAGGTTGCGAACGAAGATGTCGCGGTCGATTGACCGGGCGAGTTTGCCGACGGAAACGAGGATGTCGCGGTTTGCTTTCTTGAACTCCTCCTCATGGAACGAGAGTCCTTCGGCCCGCGAGCAAATGCCCAAGGACCAAAGCGCGTTGTCGCAAGCGTCCTTGAGGACATCGGCGAACGCAAAGCGTCGGGCCGACGAACCTTCGGGCATGGCTTCGAGTATGCCGGAAGCGAGAGTGTCCTTCCCGCTCCGGGCATACCCGGTAATTAGGATGAGCGTCTTTTGGGCCACGGTTTAGAACTCGATGGCTTCGCCGCTTGCGGGCTTGGCGGTCGGCTTCTGGCTACCCTTGGCGAAGGACAGACGGTAAGCGTATTCCGGCTCGCCGTTGTAGAACTTCGGGTTCCCGTCGCGGTCCTTGGCTTGGGAAACCTCGACGGCGATGTCGGCATAAATGCCGCAAGCCGGGGCGATGTAGTCGATGAACTCCGCGACCGTCGCGCCGGACCGAATCTCCTCGGTGAACTTGCCGGACAACTTGCCGACGAGCATCGCGAGAGACTTACCGTATTTGGTTCCGTAACGATGGGTTAGGAACTTGCCTTCGGAAGTCTTGAAAAAGAGACGGGCGGAGACGGTTCCGTCGTCCCATTGCTTGACCTTCTCGAACTTGGGTTTCGAGAGGGAGAGGCGATAGGTTCCATTCTCCTTGATCGGAGAGAGTTCGGGCTTGTCGTTATTCTGATTGCTCATGTTGTTTTGTGTTAGGCGAATTGGATAGGGGTCGGGGCGGTCTTGGTCGAGTTTATGTCGATGACCTTGATCTCTTCCGGGTAGGAGGGCCAATCGTCAAGCGCAAGGCAAGCCTTGTAGGTTTTCAGTCCGGCCTCGAAGTCGAACGCGGCTTGCGTCATGAGTTCCGGACCGAGTTCGTAAATGGCGGACGCGAACGGAGGTTCCTTCTCGACGACGATGAACCGGAAGCCGAGCATCCGGATGCCGAAGGCGGCCTCGTAAGCCATGCGATACGCATAGGCTTGGAGGTTATATCGGAACGCGCGGACGCTTTTGAGGAACGCATGGGGTCCGCCCTCCTCTCCGCCCGTAGTCTTGAGGTCGTAAATATAACCGTCCTCCGAGGAGAAGCCGTCGAGCGCGGCCTTAAAACGGATGCCCGCGAGGTCGGTCGCGAACATATACTCGGTCGCGGTCAGTTTGATTTTGTGCCGTTCCATGCAACGGACGGCGGCTTCGGATACATTGCGAACGAGGTCGCCTTCGTCCGCCGTTAGGATGGTCTTTCCTGCGTTCGCGAGGACGAGGGCTTCGTGCGCGGCCTTGCCTTCCTTGGTCCGGCGGTCGAGTTCGGGGAATACGGCGAACGATTCGTCGAACGCGGTCGGCCCTTCGAGGGCGAGTTTGTGAACTGCGGAACCTACCCGGAGGGCTTTCGTTTCCTCGCGGGGCGTTTCGAGGTAAGCCTTATAATGGGCCGGGGAGCCGGAGATAAGGACTTTCAATCCCGAGTTGTTGAGGGCCTTGGTCGCGTCGTATTCGGCGCGCGTCTTGATAATCGTCGTGTTCATAGGGTTCGGCTCAAAGGCTTTCATCCTCCTCGCCGTCGTCAACATCTTCCGCGATTAAATGACAACATTCCAAGGACTCCTCGACCGCCTTGAACGAGAGGTTGAGATTATTCTGGAGGACGCGGAGGGAGGATTGAATCGACTTAAGGCGGTCGTAAAGCGGGCGGAGGTCGGAGGGTTGTTTCAGTTCCGCCGGGACGGTCCAGAGATGTTGACGCATCGCGCCCTTGATGTCGCAAAGCAGATGCCGACAGTCGTCGCCGACGATCTCGGTTTCGCAATAGTATTCAAGGGACTTAAGCCGCTCGTCGATCGTTTCGAGTTGGCGGGCGATTGCTTCGAGGTTGGGCATGGGGTTGGTCGGGTTTGGTTAAGGGTTAGAACTTCGTCTCGGTGATCGTGCCGGAGCCGTCGCGGATGAAGTAACGGACGGCGGAACGCTTGAGGGTCGGGAGCGTGACCTTGCGCCATGCTTGCAACTCCTCGTCGAAACCTCGCTTCGTCCGTTCGGCAAACTCGCAATAGGGGTAGGAGTCGAGGAGGATGAACAACGCCCAAGGTTGTGGGACTTGGTTCGCGCGTTTGAAGATAGCGAGAGGGAGGATAGGGCCGGAGTCTCCGGGCTTGGCGGGCTTGCTCATACGCTCGGCTTGCCCTCCTTGGCGGCGAGCCACGCTTTGTTAAGGCTACCGCAAATCTGGTCAGGCAAGTCAGAGCAAACCAAGTGACAAGCCATCGCATCCCCGGCCTTGCGGAGCCGCTCGACCTCGGCTTTGAGGCGGGCGTTCTCCTCTTGCAAGCCGCCGATGAAGTTGGCGGAGTGAACCGCGTCGCGGCGCAGATGCTCGACATCGGATTGGGCCTTAACCATGTCGGCCCATTTAGACGCTTCGACCGGAATAAACTTGCTCATCGGACGACGGCTTTGAGGAAACCTTCCCGGTTGTCGAGGATCGCGGCGACCTTCGACGGCTCGACTTGGTTAAGTCCTTCTCCGTCCTTGAGCCAACCTTTCTTGACGCAATAGGCGACCGCCTTGTCGGTCAGTCCGGCTTCGGCGACGAACTCGAACCACAGGGAAGGCGCGGTCGGCTTGGCGACAAGGCGGACGGCGGACTGCGATTGACGCGAGGACGCGGCCCCGTCGTCGTCTCCGTCGGTGCTGATGCAACAAGCCGTCTGGACCGATTGCCGCTTGATGTAGGTCAACGCCGAGCCGATCTGTTGAGCGTTCAAAGTGTCCGACTTGACCATGAGCCGACCGCCCGGAAAGGTCGCCCCGGTTTCATGCAGGAAGTGAGTCTCGACCCCGACCTTGTTCTCCTCGGAGACGAGGACTTGCCGGAGGGCGAAGCCGTGTTTATGCAAGACGGGCTTCACTCCGTCGAGGAGTTCGTCGAGCGAAACATATCGCGACTTGAAGGCCGGGTTTACTTTGTTCGGGGTCGCGTTAGTAAGTTCCGACATCATCTGGACGAAGGCGGAAGTCGCGTTTATATTGGGTTTGTCAGTCATGGTTTTGGGTTTGCTCAAAAAGTTAAGCCGCGTTTTGCGGCGTTGTAAAGAAGCAAAGCGTCGGCGGTCGCAAGCGTCACATGAACCCCGTCCGGGAACAAGGACTCGGCGCGGCCTTTGAGTCGGTTCTTCCAAGCCGTCTTTGTCTCGCCCTTGTCGCGGGCCATGCCGTGAGCGCGTTGCCATTTCTTCGGATCAACGAGATTGACCTTCCAGCCTACCATAAGTCCGGCGTATTCAAGCCCGCCCACATTGCGGAACAACTTCGCGACGGAGGAGAGTCCGGCGGCTCCCCATCCTCCGGTCGAAGGGGACTCGAGATGTAGTTCGACGACTTGCCCGCGTGTCTTGACCGCGATCCGTTGCAGAAAGAGAACGATGTCGAGGGCCGACGGCGGCATCTTGATTGCGTTCGTCTTGCCGTCCTCGTCCCAGACTATGCCGCCCGACGCGCCGGGGTCGATGGCGATGATAGTCATAAGAGGAACGGCGGGGTTAGTCATCTGGAATAGGGGAGGAGATTGGCGACGCGGCGAGCGTAGTCGTTAGGGTAGAACCCCCGGCGACGCGCTCCCTCAAACCCCATGTTCCAAGCGGTCGCAAGTTGAATGTTCGTCGGTGTAGTAATTCCGACCAAGGCGAACCGATGCCGGAGGACGGATAGATAGGCCGACGCGAGCCGGGTCTGCGTCTGCGGTTCGCGCATGAACTGCCCGAGCGTGACGCGGGGTTGACCGCGAGAGACAAGGCGGGCGTTTGCTTCGGCGATCGCGGCGGCTTGCATCTGGTATGCGCCGAAACTCCGGCCTCCGTCGCCGATTGCGAGGAAGTCGAACCCGGACTCGACTTGCCCGATCGCCCGGAGGAGGCGGGCTTCGTCCTTATCGGCTCCGTAGGCGATGCAACAAGCCGACATGAGGGCCGCGACGGTCGCGAGGTTCATTCCTCGACCTTGCCTTTCCGCGTCATGACTCGGGAGCCGTGTTCCGAGTGAGAATAAAAGACGGGCAACGGGGCGGACTCCTCGACATTCATCCGCCAATAAACTCCGTCCCCGGCATCGACCGAAGTCTTGCCGCAAGGACAAGCCGTAAATTGGCGGGCATGAAGCAAGAGGATGAGCGCGTCGCAACACATGGCCCGGGCGACAAAAGGTTTAAAGGTCATGAGCGATCGAGTCGGACTTGCCGCGAGGGGTGACGCTTCCGCAGTATTCAACGCCGTCGGTCCCGATGTAGTAATAACGGAACCCGATGAACCCACCGGAGCCGACGAATAACTCGATGAATACCGAGCGATTGCCGGACATCCGGAGCGTCCGGGTCGCGTCCTTCACAATCGCCTTGCAAGCCGTCGTCTTGATTGCGGCCTCCGCGCTGGTCATCGTCCCGTTTATAACGAACTCGTTGACCGAAGCGATTTGGGCTTCGACCAAGGCGACGACTTCGCGGCTCATTTCGCCGCCCTCGCTGGCTTCATCTTTAGGCCGTGAAGTTGGGCGATCTTATAAACGGTGCAACGGTGGACATTGCCCAAGTCCTTGACGACTTGAACGACCGGGACTCCGCGTTCCCAAGCCTCAAAGACGGCTTGCTTAATCGAGCCGTAAGGGTTGCGCGGCTTCATTGCGCGGACGGCTTGCGCCGGGGCTTATAGGTTTTCTTCGTGGCCCATGCGATGCCGAGGTCGTCGCAATGGTTCATGAGCGTATTGATATGAACGCCGAGCATGGAGGACGCATCGGCGAACGACAGACGCTTCGAGTTAAGTTCCTCGATCGCGGGTTTCAGTTCGACGAGGTTCTTTGCGAGCCGCTTGGTAACGGGCCGCGAGAACTTGATCCCGTCGAGTTCGTTGATGTTCGCCGGGTTGGTCGGCTTGGTTTCTTTGTTGGCTTGGGTCATGGTAGGGAAAGGGTTGGTCATTCGGTTTGCTGGCTCGATCCGTTGATGCCCCAGACGACGACTTGACGGCCGAAGATTTTACGGGTCGAGACATTGAACCAAAGCCCGGAGGCTTCCGGTTCGACGGACGCGAGGCGGTCGGCCCATGCCTTTAGTTCAGACATGGCTTGGGTCCGGCGCATACCATGAACATTGATGTAATTCTCATGGCACGATGCGACAATCGCAATGGTTCGGAAGACGGACGGCGACAACTCGTAATTGCAGACGGGGCGGCTCATTGCTTTATCCGATGAAAAGGAATCGTTCGCCATTCGGGTTGATGATCTCGACCTTTACGGCGGCGGCAGACTTCTCGCGACGATAGCAAGTCGAGCCATAAGCCTCCGGCCTCCACTTGACTCCGCATAGGCCGATCGCCGTCTCGGGGTCTGTTGATTCAAAGCCCATGTCGGCGCACATGGCGATCCAATCGGAATGGCTCATCAATCGGTTGCCATCATGCGTAACGATATAATAGGCGGTCTTTCCTTTCGTGGGTCGCCCGCAACAATAGCAAGGATAGGACATCGTTGTTAGCGGGCGCGGCGGATTGCGGGCTTCTTGGCTTCGGGGGCGTTGATCGCCCGAGCAAGTTCCGGCCCGAAGAATGTTACGATGACAAGCCATCCGAAGATGATCAACGCGGACAAGGTTGCGGCTGTTTTCATGTCGGTATGATTAGACGATGAACCAAGCGGCGATCTCGTCGTCGGTCATGTCGGAAACCATCGTCTTAAACTCGGGGTGGGACTTTGCTTGAGCAACGGCATTGGATCGGTTCAAGTCAGTAATTCCCTTGAATCCAGAAACGAAGCCTTTCTGGGTTGTCGTCTTGATATACTGCGCCTTCTTGATCGCATCACGACGGATCTTCGAGACAATACGGGAGGTTTCTTTCTTCTGCTCCTCGCGTCCAACGATAATGTCCACGATGTCGGAGAAGTCGAAAGACTTCCCAGCCATAAACTCCCAACCCTTTACATCGTTCGGGTTGACGGCGCTTGCGAAATAATCGGCGGTTGATTTTGCGAACGGAGAGACGAAGCGAATAAAGGTCGCCCCGCCGTGTCCCTCGTTGCTCGCTTCGCCGATCACTTTTCCGTCGAGATAGACGGTTGCGGTAAAGCAGATGGTTTCCTCGCTCATCCATTTTGCAGTCTTGAAAGACTTAAGGGAGACGCGAGAGAGGTTTGAGGCGGTATTGATTTCGGTATTCATGGGTTGAGGAAATGGATTGTGGTTCGCGGAGCCGGAGAGTCAAGCCGTCATTTCGTAAGCCTCCGACATCGTATGACGCATATCTCCGAAGACGAGCATCGAGGCCGTATCCTCCAAGTCGTCGGCCTTATCGGAAGCCTTGCGATACTTCGCGCTCCCGGCCTTCGCGTTGTTGCGGATGTCGATCTGGTCGAGCCACATTTCGTAAAGGGCTTCGACTTTGCTTTTCGTTTCTTGATTCATTTCGTTATTCATGGGTTGAGGAATTGGAGTATGGATCGGCGGGCTTTGGAGTCAAGCCTTCTTTTTCGACAAGGCTTTAAACAAGTCTTGGCGGGCTAACTCGACTTCCGTCTTGCAAAGGAAGGCTTCGCAATGAGCGCGACCGACATCCTCGAAGGTAACGCCGGGGGCGGCGGCGGTCCGGAGGAAGGTCGTTCGCTCGGCATGGGCGCGGGCGGCTTCGGCTTTCTTGAGGGCCGCTTGGTATTCGTCTTGGAGTTGTCTGGTATTCATGGGTTGAGGAAATTGATTGAGACGAGGATTAGAAGCCGCCCAACTTGGTCGCGGTCCGGGTGATCTTGTTATACCAACCTTGCTTGACCGCGACGATACGGCCCGCCTCGACGATGACTTGCGAGCGGGGGAACCAAGAACCCTTGCCGTCAGAGTCCTCAATCATGACCGCCTTTTCGGTTTCGCGTTTAACTTCCCAGCCGCAGACCAGCGAGGAAAGCGCGGTCGGGAAATAACCCTTCGGTTGGAGTTTGATTCCGGGGTGCATCGGGTTCTCTTGATTCGTTTCGGTATTCATAACGACGACAATCCAAACGCCACCCCCGCCAAAGGTCAAGCGATTATTTTAGGGGTCGGCTTAAAGCCTAAAACCCCCCGAGAGAAACCATCGTTGAGAGGGCCGGGAGGTCGAAAGGATGACTCCCTCGTTCCTTCCGGAAGAGGGGGGAGCCGTTGTAGGGGTAGGTTAGGGGTCTGGGTTCGCCGACGCAATACCCCGTTTAACCCCCTTGGCTTGACTTCTGCCGCCCTTTGACGGTCAACCCCTACCCTTGCCCCAATCGTTAACCGCCTTAATGCCCCGGCGGATGATCTCCGGGGAGGCAAACCCAGCCATGCCCGCGACCGCCAAATGGAAAACCCCTTGGGCTTCGGTAAACCAACCCTTCGAGGCCATGCCGACCAAGACGGAAACTAACCCGGCGAGGAGAGTCTGGACCGCGAGGGCGGACTTTGACTCCGACTTGTCGGCACATAGGGCGCGGACGAGGAACGCGAGAACGCCCATGAGGGCGGCGAGTCCAGCGTCGCGAAGTTCGGAGGGCCAATCGGTCGGGTCCGGGGGAATTGCCGCGCTCATAGTTGAATCAGAAGTTTGGTCGAAAGTCCTTGGTCCCAATCGTCGTCGTCCCAATCAAAGTCGTCGTCGTCGGGGTCGGGCATTTGGGTTGGTTAGTTCGGGTCGTTGTCGTTAACCGCGTCGCGGGCTTTGTCCCAGACTACCCAAAGTCCGAAGAGGAGACAGATGACGATTGAGGCGATCAACGCCCAGATGAAAAACGGGGAGGTCAAGACGATGGACAAGCCGAGCAAGAGTCCGCCAAGCCCGACGCAAACCCCGGCGCGGAGATACTGTCCGACGACCGCAAGGCCGAGCGCGACAAGGAAGCAAAACCCGGCGGAGACGCGGAGAGGGGACTTGCTCGCTTCGGCTTCGACATCGGCGACCTTGGCGGTCAGTTCCTTAATGCGAGCGTCCTTCCGGTCGGATGCTTCCTTTGCGGCCTTTTGGTCGGCCTCAAGGTTCGACCATTGCTTATCGAGCGAGGCGAGGAGTTTCCGCCCGTATGCTTGGGCGGCGGCGTATGCGGCAGGGTCGGCGAGTTGGGCGCGAGCCGATGCTATATCGAGTTCCTCTTGGCTCGGCTTGGGGAGGAATGACAACGCGACCGATGTCTCGGCCTTGACGACGGCGGGCTTGTCGGCGTTGCGCTGGGCAATCGTGACGGCGGCGGCGACCTTGCCGTCGTTCTTGCTCATCGCGTCCCCGAGCGAGGCGACGGAGGTCGGGCTTGTCGGACCGGGAGGTTGGACGATGGGGGCCGGAGACTTCGAGCCGAACCAATCGCGGACGCTCGCGCAACCCGAGAGGGCGACGGAGGCGAAGACGATGAGGACGGCGAGGCGGATCACTTGCGGAGGCGGACCCAGACGGAACGGGCGAAGGCGAGGGCGCGGTCGGCGATGCCGGGATTATGGGCGGCGACGAGGAAGCCGGAGAGGAAGCCGACGAGGATAGCGAGGACGATGGTCATAGATGAAGGATGGGTTCGACGCGGACGAGAGGGCCAAGGTCGGCAGGGGTTTGCGGAGAGTCGAAAGTATAAACGCCCTCTTGGCCGCCGTATGTCTCCTCGACGGGTTGAGCGTTCGAGAAGATTAGGTTCCGGAGGGCCATCCAATCATTGACGGCGACCCCGATAACCGAGACTTTAAAAGTATAGGTCATGGATTGATAACGACGAACTTGCCGCGAGAGTTTGCAAAGTCGGCGTAAGGGTTGGTTAGGGCGGCGGCGGCGACGACCTCCTCTTGCCAGACGACCGCAGTAATGTTGACCGAACCCGTCGGCCCTCCGGTCGATGTCGCGACTGACGAGCCGTTGACATATAGCGTAACATTCCCGGCCCCGTCGGATTCCAAGTCCCAATCGAACGCGACTCCGGCGGTGACGGCAAAGGTTGAAGTAACGCTCGAAAGCGTCGTTCCGTTGTGCGCTTGGAGTTGGAGGAACCGCGAGCCGGAGCCGCCGACGAGTTTCCATCCGATGCCGCGACGGATCAAGTTCCCGACCCCATCGGCTTCGGCTTTACCGTAATAAAACGCCGCCGTATAATTAGCGTCTCCTCCGCCGTTGATAATGGACCGACCGGAATGAATGCTTCGGAGGGAGAAGTTGAGGAACCCGGATGGCTGGGCCTTGCTCGTGGCGTTCCAAACTTGGTCAATCTGCGAGGTTCCGAAAAAGCGAAGTCGAGACGAGCAAGCCCCGGCGGTTCCCGGTCGAGTGACTCGGCTTAACTGCCCGGCTTGAACATACGAGATAGTTCCGACATTCGTAACGGTCATGGCGGAGCCGATAACATGGAAGACATCTTGGCTTAACGCGGCCCAAAGTTGGTTCCTCGGGCTAACTGTCGTCGTCGTCGAAGTGAAGCCTCGCGCTTGAGCCGGAGTCGCCAAGGCCGGGACATTGACCGCAGACCATGCGCCGTCCTTGCGTCCGTAGGTCGAGCCGTCGATCGGAGCGTCCGAAATCCCGGCGGTCGTTTGAATCGTCGAGTCGGGGAAGATGATTCCGCCAGCAATGAGTTCCGTTTTGGTTCCTACTTCGTCGATGACGGCGACGCTGTAATCTTGGATGTAAGCCTGTGAGCCGCTATTTGAAACAATAAGCGAATTGGTAATCGTGCCGCCGTTAAAGGTTCCGCCAGCGGCTACCCAAGTTCCGTCTTGCCGTCCGTATGTCGTTCCGTCAATCGGAGCGTCGCCGATGCCCGCCGTGGTTTGAATACTCGAGTCGGGGAATTGAATCCCCGTTGACCAGACTTTCGTCGAGTTGCCGTTATTGTCAGTAACCCAAACGAGGCCGGAAGTATTAAGCCCGACGGGTTCTTCCTGCCCGACATAAAGGTTAACATCCGCGCCGTATCCGGTGTAAAGGAAAAGGTTCCCCGTAAGTGTTCCGCCCGCCGCGGAAAGGAAAGCCTCCGGCGAATAGGTCGCAATCGTCCCGAGTCCGAGGTTAGATCGGGCGACGCTCGTATTCGTAAGCCCGGAAAGGTTCTCCGACTTGGCGAGATAGTTCGTCGCCGTCGCGGTCGCCATCGTCCCGAGTCCAAGGTTAGCCCGGGCTTGTGTCGTGTTCGTAAGGTTGGAAAGATTCTCCGACTTGGCGAGATAGTTCGTCGCCGTCGCGGTCGCCATCGTCCCCAAGCCAAGGTTGGTCCGGGCGGTCGCGGCGTTCCCGAGTCCGGCGAGGTTATCGGCTTTAAGCAGGAAACCGGACGGGCCGGGGTAGGCGGTCGTTTGACTCGTAACATCGCCGACGAAAGTCAATGAACCTTGAACGCCGCAATTACTTAAAATGGAACTGACCGTTCCGCCCGTGATAGAAACCGCAGACGCGGATTGGGTCGCGATGCTACCAAGCCCGAGGTTCGTCCGGGCCGTCGCCGCGTTGCCGATCGAGGCGAGATTATCAGACTTGGCGAGATAGGTCGCGCTTGCGGTCGCCGATGTAATGTAAGGCGAGAGGGCGGCGGAGGTAATGTAACCTTGAGAGGTTACAAAGGATTCCGTCGCATATCCTGCGAGCGAAGCCGAGTCGAGGAACCCGGACGGATTTCCGACAAGCGGATAAAAGCCCGCAGTAACCCAAGACTCCGAAGCGAGTCCGGCGAGGGCCGACGAACTGATAAAGCCGGAAGGATTTGAAAGCGGATAGTAAGTCGCCGCCGCGTCGGTGATCTCTAACTTGCCGTTTAGGATTCCGGAGAGGTCGCTTTGGTCCCCAACCACGCCGAGGATTTCTCCCCAATAAACGGACTGAAGCGGAACCGTTCCGCCTACATTGATGGTCCAAGACGCAAAGGTTCCGGTTCCCGTATGCGAGATGACATCGACCGCAAGAAGCCCGGTCCCGGAATCGTAAGAGATAACCCGCGCGTGCATATGATTGGCGGCATCATGCGCGATAACGACATCTTGCTGGGTCGTATAAGAAAGCCCGGTTCCGATTACGAACGACTTGTTCTGATTGTTAATCGTGTTGCTCGTCGTCGAGGTCGTAAGATAGCGGTCGCCGGGAATAAGCGTCTGCCAAGAGGAATCCCATGAGGCCCCGCTGTTCTTGGTCAGCACTTGCCCGACAGTCCCGGAAATCGGCTGGCCCGCCGCGATGGGGGCGAAGCGTCCGTCGGCGATGTCTTGCGTAAATGCCGTAAGCATCTGACTTCCGTCGGCGAAGGTCAACCCGGTCGTCGGGGACAAGGCGACATAACCGATTCCGTCCTGCGTCAAGGTCAACGAGGTCGGCAACAACTCCGAACGGTTAGCCCCGAGTCCTTGGTTAAAGACTCCGGCGAAGGTCGGCTGAAAGCCCGTCCCGAGGTGGAGGTTGTTCCGAGCCGTCGCGAGGTCTGTCAGTCCGGCAAGGTTCCCGGCCTTCGACAGATACGGAGTAAGCGCGGACGAGTCGATGAAGCCGTCCGGGTTCGACGCGGGGTAGTAACCGGAACCGTCGATGTAGATAACGCCCGATTCGAGATAGATCGGTTCGAGGGCGGAGACGACTCCGGGAGGTCCGGGCGGACCCGGCTCCCCTTGCTGGCCCTGCGGCCCCGGCTCGCCTTGACTGCCCGGATTGCCTTGGTCGCCTTTCGGACCGGGAACGCCGACGGTCGAGGCGATCGTGCCGGACGCGACATAGGTCAAGGTTCCTTGAACCAATCCGTCCGAGCCGCTAACTACCGACCCCGAGACGGAGCCGATAGGGGTTCCCGTAATCGAAGCGTCAATCGGCATTTAGGAAATAGATTCGAGGACGACGAGACGGAAGGTTTCCGAGTGACTCTTGCCGGAAGGGAAAACGAAATAAAGGTCGAAGGGCCAAGTTCCGGCTTTCCAATCGCGAGTCGAGTCGGTGACAATGGTCGTAAAGGAAAGGCCGTTCCCGGCGAGGACGACGGGGACTTCGATCGTATCGCGGCAAATCTTAATGGCGCAAGTGACGGTTGTCCCGAGCAAGTTGACCGGACCAGCGTCGCCCGGATTCCAAACCCAATTAACGGCGAAAGAGTCGCCTTGCTTCATCGTGACCGTGTTCGACATAAACTATTGCCGCTTTGTATATGGGGCCGGAATCCGTCCGGGGGGCGGTCAAGCCGTCTGGTCAACGAACCCTTGAACCTCGTCGATGCCGTTAAAGTAATACTTTTGCGGATAGGGCGGAGGAGGCGGAGGTTGCTCGATAAATTGCAAGCCTTGCGGATTGTCGAAAATATCCGCCGTCATCGCAAAGGGCGGGCAAGCGATGATCTCATAAAACCCCATAGGGTCAACGACGGGGGGCCAATCCTGCCCGGACGGGGTAATCGTCTTGCCGACAAACTCCGAATAATAATCCCGGTTAATCCAAGGCGCGGTCGAACCTCCTCCGCGAACCTCAAGATAAGGTTGGTTAATCACAAGGCGAACGAAGAAATAGATATGATTCTTCCCCGTAACGATAAGGCTTCCGTCCTCGGTCGTCGCCTCCGCGACTTCAGTCGTATATTCATCGACCCCTTTGACCAACCTTTCCCAGCGCAAGCAATCAAAGACGCTACCCCAAGTCGCGAAATACGGAGCGTTTCCTTGCCCGTCGAGAGGGATAGCCATAGCGTCAAACGCGTGCGTAGAAGTATTTTGCGGTCAATGCTCCGACCTTGATCCGCGATGCCCAAAGCGAACCCGTGACGAACTGACTTACATAGTTAACTTTTTTCGTCGCGACCGTGACCTTTGCTTGTGCAATCATGATGTAACCGAACTCGTCCGAGTCGGTCATCGGCGAGCCGGAGAAATAAATCTCCGGATAACCGGGGTTCTCTCGGTCGCTATCTGGGAACTCATCCGTCGTCGGGTTCTTGCCGGACTTCACATAAACAAAGAACTCGCCCGGAGGAACTTGCACCGTCGCGAGTCCCATTTCCGGCCTCGGGATTTTGGTCAGCAAGTCGTCGGTAGGACCGCCTCCCCATACGACGGGGACGATGTTATTGATCGTGCCGGGGACGACCGTTGCGAAGAACATCGCCGAATCTTCGTCCCAATAAATGTAAACCTTGAACGGATGTTCATCCGGTGCGCCCGCAGTCCAATCATCAAGGATGCCGGGGTTAATCGTGAGGACGCTTGTCTTTCGTTGGCTGTCGAAAGTGTAACCGACTCCGGGGTTAATGCTCATTAGCCGATCCCGATGTTTCGATAAACGGACGGGAACCAACCCTCTTCCGCGTATCGGATTTCATAATTGACCTTAACGAGCGAACCGAAGTCCTCGTAATTGACTTGAGACAAGAGAAGTTTGCCGCCCCCGGCCCCCGCGCTCAACGCGGTCGTAAAGTAATCCGGAACGATTTCGGGCAAGGTTCCTCCCCAATCCTTCGATTGTGACGCAACGCCGAGCATATCTTGGAACTTCGCGATGAATGCATTCCCCTTTAAGATGTAAATAGAACCAGCGATCTGCGAGACGGGGGCGAGATACGAGGTCCGTCCGTAAAGATGTTTAAAAGCCGGGTCAACGAAGCCGATGAAACGGCCCCCGTCTTCGCGCTCAAAGCATGAACCATTTTCGCCGATGAACGAATTAACCTTGCCCGCCGGGGTCGCGACCGTCGGACCCTTCGGGGACGAAGTATAAACTTTCCCGGCGATGACTCCGCCTCCGGGGAAGGGCGGGCTTGCTTCGTCGTAAAAGTTAGGATGGCTCGTAAGGTTCTCCGCCGACAATCCGTTCGAGGTTCCGATCTGCGGGTTCGTATGAACGCCGCCGTTAATCGACGGGTCGATGCCGACGAAATCGAGCGCGACGGATTGAATCTTAAGGTCGTTGAAAGTCAGCGCATACTTATGAAGTTTAAGATAAGCATAGGCCGCGACGGGGAACGACGCTCCGCGATTGGGCCAATCGCCGCTTGCGACATCTGTCTTACGGACGGCTCGGCAAGTATGAAGCCCGTAGCCGTCGTCGGAGATAGTCCAACCCGGTTGCAGGATTTTGCTGTCGAGTTCGTTGCCAAGGCGGATTAAGGCCATTATTTGTTTTCGGTTTTAGTGAAGTCTTTAGCCGGAGAACCTTGGGCGATCTGCTCAAGTAAGGCCGTCTGCTTTCGTTGTTCTTCGAGTTGTTGCGTCATCGCGTCGAGCGTCGGGTTCGCGCCGATGCCGACGACCGCGTTCAATCCGTCCGGTGACTTGAACTTGTCGGAAGTCTTATCGTCAAAGATTGGCTTATAGGCTTTGCCCTCCGGAGTCTCGATAAACTTCTTAACCATGAAGTTTTGAAAATCCTTGTTCTTGTAAACTCCTTCGTAACTAACAACGCCGCCCATTCCCATTTGTGCGAGGAGGCGATTATTCCCCATGTCCATGAACTCCCGAAACGCTTCGCGGCCTTCCGGCGTAAGCGAGAAAGTTCGGCCCAATTCCTCTTTGCCTTTTTCGACGAGGGCCATTTCCTTCTCTCGCTCGGCCTTGGCTTTAAAGAACGCCGCCGTCTTCTTTTCTTCTGCGGTCGCGTAAATGGTTTCGCCCTTGGCGATTAGGTCAACGCCGTCCTTCGCGTCTTGCTTCGCCTTCTCCATCGCCGAGGAAATCATCGAGACGAGAGTATTTACGATGACCATAGGCGCGGCGAAGGACATGAACAAATCCTTGCCGAAGTCCTTGAACTTCCCGGCGACGGCTTGGAAGTTTTTCTCAAGCGTCGAAACGCTCGACTTGACGCGGCCCGTAACTTGGTCGGCGTTTGTCGTCCCGTTGATCTCGAACTTAATTACATTGCTCATGTTATCCTAAAGCCTCCATTGCCTTCTCTTGCTTCTCCGTAATGATTGAAAGGTCGGCTCCCTTGAGGATCGCAAAGGTCGTATTATACCAAATGGCTTGGGCCTCCGGCATATTCCATGCGCGGTCCTCCGGGATACCGTTCGAGATAAGATTGCAAACGATGCTTAAAACCCAAGGCGGCCCGCTATCGCTCGACGATCCTTTGGCTCCTTCTCGCCGCCAAAACTTGGGCCATGACTCGACAAGGACGAATTGCTCGAAGCGATGTAGTTCTTTGTAAAACATTGTTTTACTGTCGTTGAGCCGATTCAAAGTCCACATATCGCGCAAGGATAGTTTTCCGATTGGTTCGCCCGCGCAAACTTTAACCGCGATGAGCAAATCGACCGGACGAATCTCCGCCCCGCCGTGAAGCAAAGGACTGTCGAGCGCGGTCAAGATGACGCGATGAGCGAGGGAGAAGGGCGAAACGAAACGACCCAGAATCTTCAAATCCGGGGTCGGGTCTGTGAACGCGCTTATAAAGCGTGAGTCCACGGGGGTTAGTAGGTAATCGACTCGTAACCAATGGCGCTAACAGAAACGAGAGTATAACCCTTATTGCTCCCCTTGTCTTGGATTTTGTTAATGACTCCTTTCGCCGAGGTCGATGCGCCGCCGCCGGGGTAGGCCGAGGAAGTATTGACCGTGAAGGTAAGGCTTTGACCGAGGACCGGAATCGACGAAGTGAGGACAATCATTTCGACGGTCAGTTCGGATTTCCGGTCGTCGAGACGATGGGTAATCGTAAGGCCGTTCTCATCGACAACGGTCGCCTCGTTGTTGAACGAGGAAACGAGGTCATAACTTTGGACCACGCCGTTAGACATGGAACCTTCAATTCCATATTTGCAAACGACGCCGTTATTATCAGTTGCCATGCCCTATTGCGAAAGGGTTTAGGGGGCCAAGGGAGCGAGGACGATTAGGACATCATAGGTCAAGGTTCCGGTCCAATCGCGGTCGGAGTAGGACGGGCTTGATGTCTTAAAGGTCGAGTCGTAACAGTAAGCGTCCCCTTGGGCGGCAAAGGTCGCCTTGATAGTCTGGACCTTTGACATGATTCCTTGGATCGCGGCGATGCGCTTCCGGTGATCGCCGAGAGGGTCCGAGCCGTCGTCGGTCGAGGAGTCGGCGATAATGCGGACGGAACAATTGAAATTGCCGAGGCCGTCGGGGAGGTCGCCCGGAGTCGAAGCCGAGTCACAAACGACGGTAACGCGGGGAAGTTGCTTCTCCTCGTAAGCGTCGCCTTTGTAAACGGGAACCCCGGCAAGGCCGGACTCGGCGGCGAGGACGGCTTGAATAGCGTTCTCGACTACATGATAAGGAGATTTCTCGGACATAAGGTTAGGTTAATTTAACGCCGTTCGCGGCGGCTTCCTTCTTTAACATTCGGTCAACGATGGATTGCATTTGTTTGACGCGGTTCCCGTAAACGATTTCCGGCATCCCGCAATCGGTCGCGATCCCGTTGATGTTGCCGACGAGGTTCGCCATCGAAAGATTAAAAGCCGATTGTGCCTCGGTGAATACGACGACCCCATGCCCCGGCTTATGGCGCGTGATCCATCCGGTATTGTCGCCGATCGCCCCGTCGTTGATGTCCCCGCTTTTGGTAGTCCGGCGCGGGGCCATAGCAAGACACTCCGCCCAGCCCGCCTTTGTAATCCCGACATGGGCTTGCCGTGTCTTGATGTATTCCTCCAGCGTCGCCTTATCCCGAACCATGAACTTCATTCCTTTATATTTCATACGCGGCTTGAACCGACCGCCGTAAGGACGCATGGCGTTATCGTGAGTCGCCCGGAGATCGGTCGCGACTTCCTTCGCAAAGATGGAACTTCCCAAAGCCCGGACTTGGGTTTTGTTGAGGAAGTTCTTTGCCTTCTTGAACCGACGCTCCGGGTCGGAGTCTTGGGCGATCTTCCGCATAATGCCGGACATCTTGAGGAATGTCTTTTTCGCCTCGCCCTCGAATAACATATCGACGGTGTATCGGTCGCCGTCGCGGACGGACTTAACCATTAAATTGATTTTCCCGGCCCGAGCGTCGATAGCGTCGGAGTCATCGATCGGGACGAGAATACGCCGGATGTCGCGGGCGGTCTTTGTCTCGCCGATTACGCGGGCTTTGTCTTTCAAGCCTCCGCCTCCGGCCTTGTTCATCGGCGGGGAAAATGTCATCGCGTCGCGGGCCGCGAGTCGCATTTGCTGGATTGACGAATTACGCATCGTCGAGCGCGCGGCCTTGGCGAACTTGCCAAGCATCGCCGAGAACTCGTCGAATGACTTTTTCTCAAGTCCCATTATTGATTGTCGTCGATGACCGTGACCGTAATCCAAGCCGAGTCTTGCTTATGGGATTGTGTAACAATGCGGACTGTCTGCCCATTAACGGTCAGTTTCTTTCCCTCGCTCAAGGAGGCAATAGGAACCCCGGAGGCGAGGGTTGCGACTTGCCCTCCGACCCGCCCGTCGGAAGCCGTCCACGGCCCCGTGGCGGCGGCGAAACGCACCGTCCAACCTTTCTTCTCAATGTAACCTCCGGCCTCAAGGACCGGGGCGACGAGAGGGTCGGACAGCATGACGAGGAATTGATTCCCCGCGACGAGGGCGGGGCGACCTACTTCGGAAAGAATCTCTTTCGCGTCCGCCCGGAACTCGGAATAAATGCTCATCTTCTAATTGCGTATGCGTAAATGAAAAAGCCCCCGTCCGTTTCCAGACGAGGGCCGTTCTCAATTTAACCCGAGATTAAGGGTTATAGAGCGCGCCGATCGTGCCGTTCGTGATCGCCTTGTTGCAACCGAACATGGTTTCAAGCGAGCCGACATAGGAACGGGAGGCCGGGTCGAACCACAGGTTATACCAAACGGTAAGGCCCAACTTTTCGACGGTGTAGCGTTCGGCGACGATGAACTCGCCTTGCGCGAACGAGAGTTCCGGAGCGGCGTTAGCCATAGCCAGCGCTTCCGGAGCGATCGCGAAGCCCGCGAGTTTCAGTTCGGAGGGGAAGGCCGAAGCCTTGAACACACCGTTAGCGAAACCGTAAGCGCCTTCGCGGAGAAGGTCGATACCCTGCGTCGAGGTCGGGATCAAGTTGGCGTAAGAGACGGTATTGAGGACGAGGGCGGTCCGGTCGGCCTTGGCGGTCGCGGCCCACATCTTCTGGATTTCGCCAGAGGAGGGGGTCACGGAAGCGGAAGCGGCGGTCGCGGCGGCGGCTCCGAAGTTAGCGACGGTGATCGGGGCGGTAGCGATTTCCCAGAGTTTGTCGGCGAACTTATCGACATTGACTTGCACGATGTCGGCGAGTTTAAAGCCGTTCTGAAGGTCGGCATATTCCAGACCGAAAGGCTGGTAAACATGGGCGAGCGTCACCGGGCTGGCGGCGAGAGTCGAGCCGCCGATGGAATCAAACGCGGTGGGGTTGATCTGCGTCGAGGAACCAGCGGTAGCGAGTTTGACCTGAACGACATCCTTGGGCTTGCGGACATCAAGGGAATAATCCTTGGCGCAGAAGCGAAGGGGGGCCATGCGGTTCGAGAGAACCGTCTGGGCCGTCGAGGAAACGGAATCGACGATGAGGTCGGTGGAGATGGTATTAGCCATGAGTTAGTTAATTATTGGTTGGGAAATTACTTGGAATGAGCGCGCAGGATCGCGGCTTGATTCTTGGCAAAGAAGGCGGTCCGTTCAGGGCCGACGGGCATCGCCTTCCATTGCTCGACAACGGAGCCGGAAGCGGCGACCTTGGGGCCAGCGTCCGCGATCGGGGCGGTCCCGGTAGCGGCGACAATCTTCGCGGCGGACTTGGCGGCAGACTCGGCGGACGCTTCGAGGGCGGCAACCTTGGCGGTCGCGGCTTCGAGGGCGGCGGTCAGTTCGACGATGCGGGCATCCTTGGCGGATACATCGGCGGTCAAGGCTTCGACCTTGCTCGCGACATCGACGGTTGCGGATTCGATTGCGACGCGAAGTTCGTCGCGTTCGGCGGTAACGGAGGCCAGCGCGGAGGCGGCTTCCTTGGCAACTTCTTCAATCGTCATGTTCTTTGCTTCTTGGTTTAGGGAGTCCTCGGAATCGTCCTCTTCGTCCTCGCCGGAAATGATGTCGGCAGGGTCAACTACCTCGACCCCCAGGGACTCGACGGCTTCGCGGTTAGCCCCGTCGTTGTCGATGAAAACGAGGACATCGTTCCCGGCTTCGATAAGGGCGGCGACCGCATCGCGCTTGAACGCCGGGATTTCGCCGTCGCCGGACTTCATGATTAGTTCCGAATACTTGAACCCGATGGATTCCAAATCCTTGACCGTATCCTCTCGGCGTGATTCGTCGCGGGCCGTAATGACGACGACCTCCGCGTTGATGCCGACGATGTAATCGACGACGGGTTGGACGGCTCGACCATCCGTAAGGATAGTATCGTCGAGGTCGGTTGCTACGATGCGTGGCATTAGAAAGCGGAGGCGATTGCCTCGTCGAGAGTCGGGGCGATGCCCGTGATTAGGCGGAGGCGGGCGGCTTCGGCCCCGGTGAATAGCGTTCCGTCAAGGGCGGCATCGGCGACCATAGTCCGCTTTGACTTAACGGCTTTCTTGAACTCGTCATACATGGCGACGACGCGCTTATTTTCGCTTTCCTTCTGCGCTTCGGTATAACCTTCGCCCGCCGCGTTGGGGGCTTTGAACTCGGTCGAGCGAGTGATCTCAACCTTAATGCCGTTCATCTTAAAGTAATCGGCATAAGAGTAGTCGATGCTGATAACGCCGACGCTCCCGACATAAGCCGACTTCGCGGAGATAACACGGTCGGCTTGGCTCCCGATATAGATAGCGGCGGAAGCCATGAGGTCGCGAGTATAAGCGAGGGTAGGAACGGAGAGGGATGCGACCTTCTCGGCGAGTTCCGGAGTCCCGAGGACGGTTCCGCCGGGGGAGGAAATGTCGAAGGCGATTCCCCGGACCGCAGGGTTCGAGGCGAGCGCGTCGATCTGGTCGGAGACTTTCCACATATCAACGCCGCCCGTCATTTCGTCGAAGCGGCTCAAGCCTACCCCGAGAACGCCCTTGATGGGGACGACCGCGATTCCGTCGGGACGGATGTATGGTTCTTCTTTGACTCCGAAGAAATCGGAAAGAGCGTCCATAACCCCGAACTTGTCGGCGGCTTTGACGCGCTCGATAGCGCGGGGAAGATGAACCATCAAAGGTTCTTGCCCGGATAGGCCACAGTTTAAAAACTTCATTGGGTCGGTTGTTCGGGTAGGTTAAGGTTTTCGGCGACAGTATCCGGAACTTGGTTAGCGCCTTGTCCTTGCTGGAGCCAATTAAAGGAGGACTGATAAAGCATCCAAAGCGGAAGGTCGGCGGATTGTGCGGCCTCGACAATGCCGCGCATTTCGCGGACTCGGGTCGCGACTACATCGTCGAAGTCCATTCCCTTCTTTGCGAGGATCGCGGAGGCGGTCGTCAAACCCATGCGAAGGTCGTCGCGGTCCTGCGCGGCTTCGCGTCCGGCATCGACGGTCACATCGCGCGGGGTCGTCCAAGTCGTCCGGTTAAAGTCCGGCTCGTCCGGCAGTTCGCCCTTGGCGATGCCGTCGGCGATAACCCAATCCCAAACGGCTTGCGCGTTGTCTTGGAGGATGGACTGATAATGGTCCGCAACGCGACTCACTTTGGCGGCGATCAAACGGACCGCAACGCCCCCGATGCTCGAAGCGTCGGAAACATATTCGTAAGGGAGAACCTTAACGATGTCCCGTTCGATTGCCTTCATCATTCCGACCCAAGCGGGCGACGGACGAGAATTGATAAATTGCTCGAACGATTCGTTGACATCGAGGACGAGCGTCTTGCCGCCCATTTCGTTTGCGATGTCCTCGCAAGTCTTGCCACGGCCCGCGATTGCTTCCGCCGGGTCGTCGGTCAAAACGCCGCCTTGCTTCTTGAGGACGCGAGTATAATCCGCCGAGTCGCGGCACGCCCTAACCTCGAGGGAGAACACTTCGAGTTGATCGCGGACCGAATTGAGGGACGACTGCGCAAGGGGGAAACCGCGAACGGACGAAGCCCGGTCGAGGTCAACGACATGAAGCATCGACTGCGCGGGGACGAAGTTGTCGCGGGCTTCGTTGTCGGAGATAACATTATAACCGATAACCTCGCCCATAGGTCCGAGATATACGCCGTCGGCAATCGGGGAGTTCGTATCAAACGCCGGGTTCCCGACTCGATGACTTTCAAGGACTTGCAGTTTCGGCTTATCGTCCTTATAGACTTTCGCCGTGAAGATGTCGCCGTCGATGAACAAACCGGACCTCATCCACATTTGCATTACTTGACCGAACGAGAACCGCCCGGTCACATCGCAACGCTTCGCGAACTCTCGGAAATGTTTCTCAAAAGCCGCCGCAGACTCCGGGTTTGCACAAGCCGATTGCGGGTTAAGGCCGTTGCCGACGACGACCATAACCAACTCGTTGACCATCTGGTTATAAATGGGCGAGTTGCGGACGGCCCAACGCGAGATCGCAACCATCTGGGAACGCGTCGAAGCGTTCAAGTCTTGGCGGGCATCCTTCGGCTTACCGAGGAATAACATCCGGCGTTGACCGGAGTTGGTCGTCGAAGCGAATTGGTCGTAACTCGCGCCCGGTCCTTTCGCGGGCTTGGCTTTGGATTGTGCCTTTTTAGGCTTGGCGGTTGGCTTGCGCATTAGTCTTGGCGATACTTCCAATCGGTCGTGATCGAGGTTCGACGGCTTCCATACTTGGAAGGATCGAGGCGAGATAGCGCGTAGTTGATTTCCGCAATCCGGTCCTCGGCCTTCATGCCAAAGGTTTTCGAGACGCTCGTTCCGCTATCGGAATAACTCGTAACGACGCGACCAAGGTCGGCGAGGGCTTCCGCCCTATATCGGAGGAGTTCGTCCTCCGGCAAACCGAGAAATAAGCCTTTAGCCATAAAGCATTGCGGAAGGGTTTAGGATGACGGTTCGACCGCATCGCGACCGATGATTCCCCAGCGAACCGCGACAAGCATATTAAGCAACTCGCAGTCGAGCGCGTGATTATGTTTCTCGCCGTGTTTCAATTTCCAAATGGCTTTGCCAGCGTCCTTGACTCTCGCCTCGGAGTTGAGTTGCCGAGCGTAGTCGTCCCCGGCATCGCGGGCAAATGTAAACACCTTCCGAGCGCGCAAGCCGAAAAACAAATCTTTCGCTTGGAGGTTCGAGAAAACAAGGAGTTCGGCGGGCCGCTTAACGCCGGGGACATGGATCGCTTGAGGCGAGGAATAGAAACGCCGCATCGGGTTGCCGGACTTGTCCTTAACATTGAAGTATTCCTGCCCGGAACCCTTCGAGCATTTCCAACCCCGCATCGCCGTTTGCTTGTAAACCTCTTGCGTCGTATTGCCGTCGCCGGAATCGACGATGACAAGGTGCGGGTTGACCTTGAACCGGGCGAGCAATTCGTCGAGCCGGGTCCAATCGGTTAAGGTTTCATTCGAGTCAACCCTGCCGAACCAATGCAAACGGGAATGTCCCGTCTTTGCCCATCGCCGGATCGCGACCCAGAAATGGTCCGACTGACAATCGATAGCGCAGGAAACAAACGGAATCCCGATGCCGTCCTCCCGGTTGACGACGCGGGCCGGACTCTCTTGGGTAATGACCGCCTCGGCTTCCCAATCGTCCGACATCGCGTAATCCGAGGACTCGGTGCTGACTACCATTCCTCCGGTTTCCTGCGCCCAAGGGAGGGCGAGGAATTGGGTCTTGAATAGGCGGCGGGGTTCCTCGTCCCCGAACGCTTCTGCAACCTCCTTCGCTTTGATCATATCGACCGCGAGGGAACCCCAACTCGTCGAGGCGAGCGCGTTGACATGAAGCCCGATGAACCCGGCTTTCTGCGCCGCCGTCGTCGCGACGAACCCGGCCCCGCGAGAGACATCGTTAGCGTATGCCCGGACCTCGTTCGTATCTTCCATACGATGTCGGCATTTGGAGCATTCGTAAGTCGTCCCCTTTTCGACCGCGTTAAAGTCCCATCCGCCCGCCGTCTTTGCTGACTCCGGAAAACGGACGAACTCCCAAAGCCACGGTTGCACATGGTTGCATGACTCCGACGGGCAAGCGAAATGCCAATCGCGTTGATCGGTCATCTGATAGAACTTCCAGAACTCCGCGCCTTGTCCTTCGAGGTCGCCGGGTTGACTTTCATAAGCGGCCTTGCTCGCGAACGATGCGGCCTTGAGTCGGGATAAGGACATCGTGATTGAGCCGTTCTTCCATTGCCAACATTCCGAGCCGAGGACATAACGGACATGAACCGATTGAAGATGCTTCTCCGTATTCGCGGAGCGATTGTAGATCAATGAGCCGTCGGCGAACTTGAGCGTCCCGGACTTGTCGTTATCGTCGAGCGAGAATTGGCTTTTGATTTTATCAACTTGCTCAAACATCGGTCGGAGTTGCGTAAGCGTGAACTCCTTCGACTTCTCTTGGCTGTCGCAATAAATCGCCATGCCAGCGCGACGGTTAGCCATGAGGTAAGTTGCAATCAACTTGAGCGTTAGCGTCTTGCCGCAACCAATCGCCCAAGGCATGAACATACGCGAGGTCGTCGGCTCGTTGAATATGCGGACGGCTTCCCCGATCCAAGGCCATCGTTCCGGATTGTATCCTCCCTCGAATACCCCCGCCGGAATCTTGCGGACATTCTTGGCGAGCCATTCAACGGGATCGTCGTCCTTCGCCGGACGGATGACCTCAAGCCCGACTTGCAAGAGTTCCTCGGAGTTCATTTAGCCCCGGAGAGTTTGACCATTTCGGCGCGCGCTTCCTTCGCCCATTTGGAAAGAACCGAAATCGCCTTAATGGGGTCGTTCGGATTACAAGCCTCTCCGCATTCCGACGCGAGACTCTCGAACCTCTCGACGACGCGGCCCGCAAGTTTCATCATGGCTTCCGCCGATTCGGTCGCGAGGATATGGTTCCGGGCAAAGACGCTCCGGCGTTCGGCTTCCTCTTGGAGCATGATCAGAGATTTTAAACTCTGATTGTAAGCCGATTGATGCTTCGAGGAATTGGCATCGCCCGCGTCGATGGAAGCGTCCCAAAGCCGACGCGCCTTGGCGACCATTCGCATTTGTTCCTCGATCGTCTGCGCGAAGTTTGCGTCCGGGGCGACCTCCTCGGGAACGGGCCGTTCAATTCGCGGACGACCGCGCTTTGGTTTTGCGTTTGGAATGTCGTTATAATTCGGCTCCATCATTTCCGATGGTTTTTGCAAACTCGCTC